GTGAAAAGCATCTTTAATCGCACTCGGGTGTATCGGTGGATGATCGCTACGCGGTCAACTCATTGTGAACTACCTAATGGTGAAGTAATTCAAAGCCATAAGTATGCTCCAATGGGATCAGCATTATGCTTCCCCATCGAATGCCTTATTTTTGCAGCTGTGATTGAATATGTCGCTGAGCGTCGCGGTTTTATGCCGGATTCATTCAATGTTGAATGGTCGGTATATGGTGATGACATGATAGCACCCAGTGAATGGGCATCTGATATTATCGAGATTTTAAATTCGATAGGCTTTATTGTGAATAACGATAAAAGCTATATCAGTGGTCCTTACCGTGAATCTTGTGGTAAGGAATACTATAAGGGCTATGATGTTACCCCTCTGTACTACCGGTTAGGTAGTCCAGGAACATGTCTAACACCTAAGGACTTTACTAGATTGTGTTCAGGTGCTAATCTAGCGCTTGAATACGGCTATGATCATCTTAGGGGTGTATATGTCGACAGACTATTGCACTCTAAGAGAAAATATAAGGAAATTAAACAAGATAAGAAAACAAAGAAAAAATTAACTTATCTCTTAACCAAAAGCGGGAAGCATGAAGCTCTCGACCATTTGGGTCCTTTATTTTGTCATAGACTGGATACATCACCTATGCTCTATTCTCCAAATCCTACGAATTTTCACCTCCCGAGGAGGAAGTTCAAACTTGTTCTCAATGAGGATGAGTTACAGGATAATAATGGGGTAAATTACCAAGTTGGTGTGACAGAATATCTATCAACCTCATCAGTTGCTTACCACTTACCAAGTACAAAGAAGTCTGCGCTAATCGGGTATTCTCAGTTCCTTATTGAACGTGAATTTAACCCTACACCGCATGAGGCGGAATTGGAACGGAAGTTCAGTAGAAAGTTCTTATCCGAACAGTACCTCGTTTGGTCAACGGGGTTGTCATTTAATTGACTTTCTAGGAAGGGGTCGATGTTCCCTGTATAAGGGGGCATCATATCGGTATCAGTCCATGGAAGTACTCCTTTCGTGGGTGTGATTTATA